GTACTGGTTCTATTCAATGGTGATTGATATGGCTTATTACGCATTTTTAGACAGCAATAATGTAGTAACCGAAGTTATCTCAGGAAACAATGAAGGGGATAACGGTATTGATAATTGGGAACAGCAGTATGGCGATCTTCGCGGTCAAGTATGCAAGCGAACTAGTTATAACACTAGAGGAAATACTCACGCCAATGGCGGCATTCCGTTTCGTGGCAACTATGCTGGCATAGGTTTTACTTATCGTGCTGACATAGATGCGTTTGCTCCTCCACAGCCATATCCAAGTTGGACGTTAGACGTTAATGTTATTTGGCAACCACCTACGCCTATGCCTACAGACGGCACAATGGAAGGCCCTTACACATGGGATGAGGCTACAACATCTTGGACCCGCTCACCATCCTAGCCGTAGCAAAAACCGCAGCCGCTGCAATACGCAAAGGCTGTGAGATGTACCAAGAGTACAAAGCGCAGGGGATGGAACTAGTCGATGCGTATGGGCAAGCCAAGGATGTCGTTGCTGATTTAAGCGGACACCTTGGCAATTTTTTTAAAGCGCATGAGCAGTTAGAGAAGCATGTACACGAAGAAGAGTTAAAGGTAAAGAAGTCGCGTGATCCTGAGTTGTCTGTAAATCAGGAAGCATTTAACAGAATCATGGCTCAAAAGGAAATGCAACGGCTAGAAACAGAGCTGCGCGAGACACTCGTGTATTCTGCTCCAAAAGAATTGGGCGCTATTTGGACAGAGTTTGAAGCAATGAGGGACAGGGTTAAAGCGGAACGCGCTGAAGTCCAGCGTCAAGAATTGCACAAGCAACGGGTGGCTCAATGGCGACGGGACTATATAAAAAGAAAAATCGCGGAGCAAATGACGTTGGTAATCGCGGTAGTCTTCATAATATTGTGGTTTCTATGGGTAATGATTCTGATAAGGACGAGCTACACATTTCATGGGCAGTTTTCTTTGCCATCACCGTGGTGTGTCTTGTGCTAGTTGTTGCGATCCCTGCGCTGGCAATCATGTACGGGGATATGTCAAACGCTACTGCTATGGCGATGGAAGAGACAAAGAAAATGCGTGAGTTGCGCATAAAAATGATGTTGGAAATACAGGATCGATAATAGACAGTAGCTTTTGCATAAAAAGGATAATCATGCTTACAGTTTTCTCAACTTTCGTGTCGTTTCTAATGGGTGGCTTGCCCAAAATTTTAGATTTCTTCCAAGACAAATCAGACAAGTCGCATGAACTAAAGCTTGCCCAGATGCAAACAGAGCGTGAGTTGCAATTAGCAGCTGCGGGGTTCGTGGCGCAAGAGCGCATAGAAGAGATCAAACTGGATGAGATACGGACTCAAACTGCCTCTGCGGAGAAAGTCTCTTTAATCGACGCACAATCTGCGGAGATGAATGCGATTTATGCCCACGACACTAGCCTGAATGAAGGCACATCCAAGTGGATGAAAGACCTACGCGCAAGTGTTCGTCCTGTAATTACGTATGGCTTCTTTTTCTTGTTAGTCGGTATTGATGCAGTTATTGCATACAAAGGTCTAACGACAGGCGTGGAGTTTACAGCGTTAGCCGACCAGTTATGGGATAACGAAACGCAAGCGTTATTCGCTTCGATTATTGCATTTCACTTCGGTGGCAGGGCGTTTGGAAAATGATCTACGTAATTTATTTCAGAATGCTTGTTACTTTAATAGCTAGTGTGTATCTAATTTTACATTTATCAAAATGAAGACCTTTGTTGTTCGCCCCGAGTTGATGTTTGTTGGTCAGGTACACGGTAAAAAAGTATCGTTAGACCCGCAAATTAAAGCTGCGACTGAAAAGTATGGTGCGTGGTACGAGGGTGACGGTGGTGACAAGATACAAGGCGTTTCCTATAAAGGATCATGGGATGATGCTGCCGCAAAAGATATAAAAGGCTATCCCAAGCATTTTTTGTTTGTGCTTTTTACTAACACAGCAACAAATGAACAGAAAAAAATATTGGCAGGTAATGGGACTATTTTTGACCGCATATTAAAAACGCAAGATAGCTTTGGTTATTTTAGTAATAAGCGGTTTGACGCAGATACGTTGACAAGTTTTTTGGAAGAAATGGGTAATGATTATTTAAGGCTTAGTCGCTCACAAGCAACTAAAGAAAATGTAACGAGGTTTATAGATAAAGGCGAACGTGCTATGTGGGAATCGGGAAATACTCCTGCAAAGAAGATGGCAGACAAAGCAAATAATTACCGCGACATGTGGCTTTTATCTCAGCCCAAAGGCGTTTATTTTGTCGGCTCAGACCACATAAAAGACTTAGAAGATTTGTTTAAACACAAAGGATCAGGAGTTCAAAAAGCTGACCCTTTGGCAAAAAATACTAAATTTATATGATCAGCCCCAAAGCCTTAAAGATGATCAAGCACCACGAAGGAGTAAGGAATAAACCTTACCGATGCCCTGCACGACTTTGGACGCTCGGCGTGGGCCATGTAATTGATGCAAATCATGCAAGAGTTCCATTTGAAGACAGACTAAGTTTGCCTTGCCCAGAAGGCTGGAACCGCGTATTTACAATGGGAGAAGTGGATGCCATACTTGCAAAAGATCTTGAGCGTTTTGAACGCGGAGTTCTTAAATATTGTCCTACTGCTGGTAGCCGCCAAGCTTGGCTGGATAGTCTGGTCAGTTTTTCCTTCAATCTAGGCTTAGGAACTTTGCAGCGCAGTACACTACGGCAGAAGCACAATCGCGGCGATTACGCGGGTGCAGCCGACGAGTTTTTAAAGTATTGTAAAGCTGCGGGGAAGGTCTTACGAGGCCTTGAAAATCGCCGCAAAGATGAACGAGCGCTGTATCTTAGCTAAATAGAAGAGACTTTAATGTACCTAACTAGCAACATACCTTATTTTAAATGCTGGGTTAGAAAAGAGTTTACCAATGGTCATCAAAAGTACCATGGTGAATTCATACACGCATTAGCTGTTGCTGTTACCACTATGCCTGACAGATCGTTGAGCTTTCAGGTTATTTTTACCGGATGTGAGGCAGACGACGGAAGTCAGCCAAACGTCCATGGCGGGGCAATGTGGGCACGGATGCCGCTTACTGCGCTAGTGGGGGATATACCTTTGGAGGTATGGCCCGAGCGTATGCAAACACATCTTGCACAGCCTTGGGATTGCAATTCGTATAACCATACGATTATTAGTATTGATCGCGCAAAACCTTCGCCTTGGTTATGTAAAATCAATAATGAGTTCCATACAGGGCGATATTTGTTTACAGTAGATTATGCCGAAAGTGAGGTGTCAGAAGACCCTTCTCAGCATAAGCAAAGTCATGTATTAATATTGACTGATGCAGGTAAGTGGACAGGAAACGTAGTAGCTTTACCAAACAATCGTGTGCGTGTCACTAGCCCAGCGTATTGGGTTACGGGCGAGGGAGCACCTGATTTTCGACCCAGCCAATGGATTCAATGTGCCGAGCAGGATGATTCATACATGGACCCCGAGGCTACTTTTAATAACTTGTACAAGGAATAGTGTCATGATGAAATCAAAGATGATGGCAAGCGGCGGCATGATGAAAAAAGGTTATGCAGCAGGCGGCGCAGTTATGCCTATGGTCACAAAAGACGGTAAAAAAGTTCCAGCATTTACCGTTGACAAGAAGGGCAAGATGGCAAGCGGCGGCATGGTTAAATCAAAAATGGCTGCAGCTGGTGGCAAGGCTAAAGCAAAAATGACAAAGAAGAAATAATCATGGCAACGAAACCCGGTCTCTATGCAAATATCGCAGCCAAGAAAAAACGTATCGCTTCTGGCAGTGGTGAAAAAATGCGTAGCGTGGGTGCAAAAGGCGCTCCTAAAAAGAGTGACTTTGTCAACGCAGCTAAAACGGCTTCTTTTAAGGAAGGCGGGACAGTCAACGCCGCAGGTAATTACACTAAGCCAAGTCTTCGCAAGAAGATTGTGTCTCAGGTAAAAGCTGCAGCCACTCAGGGCACTGGCGCTGGAAAATGGTCAGCTCGTAAGGCGCAGCTTGTTGCCAAGAAGTATAAGGCAGCAGGCGGAGGGTATAAGGATTGAAAGCGCCACAGCAAAGCTTAAAAAATTGGGGAGATCAGAAATGGCGAACCAAGAGTGGAAAACCATCGTCAAAAACTGGAGAGCGTTACTTGCCGGAAAAAGCGATAAAGGCATTAAGCCCCGCCGAATATGCCGCCACAACGAAGGCAAAGAGGGCAGGGAAGAAAGCTGGAAAACAGTTCGTTAAACAACCAAAAGCTATTGCTAAAAAAACGGCTCAGTTCCGAAAAGGGTAAGTAATGCCGCTCAAGTCATTGCGTTTCAAGCCGGGGATTGTCAAAGAAGTTACCTCGCTATCCAATGAAAATGGGTGGTTTAACGGTGACAAAGTACGTTTTCGCTTTGGTTTTCCGGAGAAGATTGGCGGATGGATACGCCTGTCGGACGTTACCTTTTTAGGAACAGCACGTTCCTTATGGAACTGGACCACGCTTGCTGGCAATAACTTACTTAGTGTTGGCACGAATCTCAAGTTTTATATTGAAGAAGGTGGCGCGTTTTACGATATCACGCCACTTCGCACCACAGTCAATCCAATGCTTGGTGCGCAGCCTCCTGCCACAGGCAATCCGTTTACTACCAATACGACAAGTGGCACAGCCAATAGGGTATTAGTTACTGACTTCAACCATGGCGCGTCCACTGGCGACTTTGTAACTTTCTCTGGTGCTACGGCTGTAGGTGGGTTGAGTTTAAACGGTGAATTCCAGATAACGTATGTCAATACTAACCAGTACACAATTATTGCGTCATCTAATGCTACTTCTGTGGCTACTGGCGGCGGTGCTGCGGTTGTTGCAAAGTATCAGATAAAGATTGGTCTTCCAGTATACGAGCAGATTACTGGTTGGAACGCTGGTGCATGGGGTGGAACCGTGGACAACGAACCAATCACATTGTTGAATGGTGCGATTAATAACTCCGTTACTACTATAACGGTAGATAGCACTACGGCGTATGCGGCAACTGGGTTATTGTTAATTGATAATGAATTAATTACGTATACAGGTAAGACTTCTACTACGTTTACAGGTTGTGTGCGTGGGGCTTCTGGCACGATAGCGGCATCACATGTAGACAATACAATTGTCTATGATGCTTCTGAGTACGGAACATGGGGTGAATCGTACTCTGTAGGCCAAGGTCAGCAG